AGGCCCTACGAGGGTTGTCGCCCGACTTCACCGGAGCTTTTAAATTGCCGCCGGTAGCCGCATTATAGGATGATCGCCCCTTGGCGTTCAAGCCGCCAGAGGGGGATTTTCCTTCTTTGCGCGTCCAGGCGGGCGTCTTCATGGCTTCTTTTTAGCCGTCTTGGCAGACTGCTTGAAGGCCGCGTTAGTAGGCGCACCTTTAGTGCCGGGTTTGCGCATCTTCTCGCCGGAACCGGCTTCGATGCGCTTGCGCTTGGCGTTGATGTTAGCGTACAGACCGGGCTTCATTTTTTCTTCGCCTTTCCAGCTTGCGACAGGGCGATGGCCACCGCTTGCTTTTGCGACTTGACGACCGGGCCACCCCGGCCAGAGTGCAGGGTGCCCGACTTGTACTCGCGCATGACCTTGCTGATCTTCTTTTCGGCTTTGGTCTTTTTCATACCAACTCCGTCACAGAAAGTGTTACCGTAGTAATCCCAGCGTCTTTGATAACCGCGATCTTGTGGCCTGGGGTGACCCGAACAATCTCAGAAAAATTATTGGGAATCATGGCCGATGTCGTAAGGTTTGCAGTCGGGTTTGCACCAATCGCGATATGACAATGGCCCGACGAACAAGCCAAACGAATCATAGTGGTGTTTGGGCCAAATGCAGCCGATTGAACGCTGGAGTTGGTGACGGTAAAAATCTGCGTGGTGCCCAAGCTGGGCACACCCATCGCCACGTTGTTTGGGTCGAGTTGAAAGGTAGACATTATTTCTTGCCCCGAGTCATCTTGTTGGTCATGGTGCGCTGGCCGCGAACGGGCAGCTTGGGAGCCATCGGCATCGCAGGCTTCTTTGCGGGTTTCTTAGTAGCCATTTTGGGTGCTTTTCCGTACATGATTAATCCTTAGTAATAGGCCCGCCAGACTTCCAGGCATCACAAGTGCGGGCCGCTGCACAAGTGAATTGGAACAGGTCGCAGTAGCCCAGATCGGCTGCTTTTACGAACTGCTCATCGTAGGACAATTCGCCCTCATTCTCATCCTTTTCCAAGCCGCCGATGATGCACTGCATCATTTTGGGCGTTTGGATGAACGCGGCGCAGTTGCCGCAGCGCATCCCCATGATGGACTCGGTAGGCGCTTTGTACATCTTGGCCTTTTTGGGCCAAAACGCATGGTTAGGCTCGTCCGGGTTGGGCGGGCCGTAGCCGTATTCCTTGAAGGCGTGGTTGCGGTTCTTCAGGTTTACATGTACATCCTGAGTCGCTATCGGGCAGGCGTCGAAGAGTTTCATACTTTACGAGGCCGACCGCGAGGCCGAGCAACAGGTTGGGGGGCAGTGAACGGAGTATCCGAGCGCTGGGCGTCAAACTCTTTGGGCGGCTCTTCTTCGTCCACACGGACGTAGCCTGCGTGGCCCCGCATGGAATCAATGTCGTGCTGAAGAGTGAACGTCACCGTATTACCACTCTGAAGACAGCGAAACGTAGCCATATGAATCCTCAAAAAACAGGGGGCGCTAGGCCCCCTGTGGTTTAGATCACAGCTCGTGCGATCACCAGTTGCACGGTGGTGGATGCCAAATTGACAGCGGCACCAGTCGTGTTGGTACTGGCGATGGTGACCGTGTTTGCAGCCGAGACATAAGCACGACGGACTAGACCGCCTTCGCTGACGCCAGCAGACATGCCGAGCACCATATCGCCCAGGGCAACGCCGGGGACAGTAACGGTATCAGTGCCGGTTGCTTGGTCGGCAATTTCAGCCGTGTCCAGAGTGCAAGTAACGTCCCAAGTGTCCGTAAACAGACCCCGGAACTGATCATTCCCGCGACGGGAAGTAACAGCGGTAGCAGCAGCCATATCAATCTCCTTAAAAAGACGCCCCCCAGCTTGTGGCCAGGGGGCTAGTCATTAGGCCGGAACGGCCAGGGCGAAGGCGGCGGAAGCGTCAGCAGCGGTGCTGGTGGCGTTGGTACGCAGAGCCTTAACACCGTACAGCGTGTCAGCGGTGAACAGGGTACCGAGGTATTCCTGCTTGTACTGAGTCTGCGAGCGGATGCCCAGTTGCTCAACCAGCACCATCGCATCGCGGTGGCCCATCAAGCAGATACGGTCAGTGGTGCTATTGCCAGCGCCGGTGTCGGCGTTGGAAGAAGCGAACACGGCCATACCGTAGAGCTGACCGATTTCACCGTTGCGGATCGCATCGCCGTTGCCGACGAAGGCTTGCTCGGTGTAACGGGCCAGACCCATCAGGGTGTTGCGGCTCGACGGGGGGATCAGGAAGAAACGGCCATCCATCGGGATGTCGTTGTCGTCCAGACGCTGGATGGTGCGGCGGATAGCAGCATCGGTCAGCGCGGCAGCGTTCGAGGTGGTGCTGTTGTAGGCGGTGGTGCCATCAGAACCGACGAAAGCCTTGGTGCTGGTGTTGCTGGTAGCGTAGTCGTTGGTGCCAACGGTAGCGCCGTTGAAAGCGCGGCCCAGTTGAACCAGATCGGTGTCGATACGACGAGCCAGAGCGTAACCGGCGTCTTCCGTGTAGAAAGAACGCAGCGAGGTCAGAGCTTGGACTTCGACGATGTCTTCGATCAGGCGGCTGTACTCGAAATGACGGTTGATCAGAACCGGGATCAGAGTGTCGCTCTCAGCGATCAGGGTCACAGCATCGGTCGCAACCTTAGCCGAGGCGTTGCCACGGGCGGGGCTGGGGATGTTGATGGTGTCGCCCTTCTTGCCTTTGAAGTTCATGCGCTTGACCACGTTGGCCAGAACAAGGTTCTTCTTAAAGGCAGCAACAATTTCATCACTCCAAATATCAGGAATGAAGTTCGCTGCGGAAGTAGCGGTGACGCTATTAGTGGGGGAAAAGGCGGTATTCGGCATAGTTCAAATCTCCAAAAAAGAAAGGTGGTTTACTTGACCCGGCCTTCTGCGTACGCTTTGATAATCTCATCACTAAGCGATTCGTAGCGGCCCGGATCGGTCATCTTTAGCCGGATCAGGTCAGCACGGCGATAGACGCGCCTTGAGCTTTCGCCAGAGCCACCAACATCAACTTGCGCGGTCTTAAGATTTTGCTTTCTGACTACCTCACCGGCATCTTCAGTTTGCTTGCTCTTAACGCCACGGATCTGCTTGTAGGTTGACAGCAGTTCATTGGCCGAATCAAAGTCAAACTCGCTATCGGCTCTGGCGTAGAGGCCCACCCGGATAGGGGAGCTTTTCACCCAGGCTGCAAACTCAGGGTCTTGAACCAACTGAGCGTAGTCGGGGTGCTCTTGCGAGAGCTTTTGCTGAGTCTGCATCCGTCGGAAGTCGGCAGCAGCTTGTCGCGCCGCCAGCACATCGGGATGTTTATCAACGGTCTTTTGAACTGCCTTCTGCGGATTCTCAAAGAAATCTACTTCCGGCTCATCCTCAATCTGACTGAGTTGTTGCTTAGAACTGAGACTTTGCTTGAGCAGCTCATCGGCAAGTTTTCGCACTTCCCCAACTTCTTGGGCTTGTTTGCCAATCAGCTTTTCAGCCTCTTGGTGCATGCGAATGACTTCTTCCAGGCTTTTTGTCCTGTATTTCTCAGGAAGCTCTGGCGTTTTAGTCTCTTCAACTTCGAGTTCGCTGGGCGTGTTCGGTTCTTCGTCAATCAACATAAATGGTTCCTGCCAATCTGGTTGTAGGAGATTCAACTCGGCGCTCATGCTTATGAGTTGGCTTTGCGCTCTGCATTCAACTTTTCGATGTGTTTGCGCTCAAACCGCCCGTGTTCGGACGGAAATTGCCCAGACCAACCTTCGAGTTTGAAAGTAGGAGCGCTCATAATGCGTGTTGCGTTTCCACCACACGCGCACTGAACGTCGAACGACTCATAATCGGTCAGACGTTCAATTCGTTGCCCGCATTCGCAGGCGAATTCATAGATTCGTTTCGGCACTTAGTTCCTCGTATGCTCGTTCGCTGATCTGCTTGAGATTTCTCAGCCATAGCAGGATTGACAATTCGCCCTTGCGAAATTGTAAGGCGTTGCCGTCCTCAATCGTAGAAATATTGTTTAGCGATTCCAGCATCTTGTCAACATCTTCCATCAGGTCTATCCAGCCCTGCTGGGAGAACATGCTAAATCGTTCTTCGTAATACTTCTGAAGTTCAGGGGTCATGAGGCAACCTGTTTAATAACGAGGACGACGATGATGCCGAAGATGATGACGACCAGGGTGCCGCCAATGATCTGGGCGTAGAAGAGGCGCTGGGCGACCAGCTTCTTCCTTGCAATTTTGGATTCGCGTTCCGCTTTTTCCCTGGCTTGGCGAATCTTGGCCCGCTCGATGAGCATCTGCTCCCAGAGTTCGGGGTACCCCCCATACACCAGTTGATGCTTGAGCTGCTCTTCGGCTTCGCGCAGGGCGTTGGCCTGCATGACGATTTCCATAGCTTTGCCCGTATCTGACTGGCCTTTTTTGGCGTTGTCGTTAGCCGCTTTCTGGACAACGTCTTTAGCGTCAAAAAACTTGCCAAATTCGCCCACTAGCTGGTTGATGTCTTTGCCCAGCTTGATAGCCTTCTGAATGCCAGCAACGGCGGCTTGGGCTGTTGCAAAGGCTGTGGCGGCGGCTGTAATCGGATCCATATTACATGAGCACCCAGATGCCGAGCTTGATCAGCCCGATCAAAGATGCGACCAGAAAGCCTGCGACGAGAAAGCCAAGTATGAAGTCAATCATCTTCTTTTTTCGCCAGTTTTAGATGCTGGTGTTTGTACCAGATATTCACGATCAAACCGATGACAGCGATGATCAAGCCGCCAAAAGCCGCAATCTCATTGGCAGTCAGGCCGAAATACACGGCGCTGGCGCTGCCGCCGTACTGAGCGGTGGTGGCTACTTTTGCGACTTCGACGCTCATGGCTTACTCCTCGGCTGGCAGGGGTTGGTTGCCTTCTTCCAGCCACTTCAGGTACTGCTGGTAGTCGGTGTTGGCGGGATCGAAGGGGATGCAAGCGTTATCAGAAAGACGGAACACCGAAGAGTGCTGCGTTTCACCGAAATAAAGTGGTACGAGTTTATACATTTTAAAGCTCCGCACTTAGGGTGATATTGCTAGCCGAGCTAGAAGAAAGCCCTAATTGATTTGCTGCCCCTGTCGTAAGACCTGAGTCCGTCGCTGCTAATCGAAAAATGTTAATCCCCGTGGCCGGAGCAGCGCTTATAGAAACTGCTGAAGCGGTTTTGGTGTAGCTAACCAAATCAGAAATCGTAACGCCAGACCAAGTAAGGGTTGGCGCTGCTCTTAAACTAACAGGCAGAAAAATACACGCAAATGCTTGTGTCGAGCTGTTTGCAAACCCCATACTTAAAACACAGCCATCAGTTCCGTTAGAAGAAATTCGGTAAAGATACCGCTGACACATCATCAACTCGCGCCCGTAGTCGCGGCGCTCAAACGGCGAGGCGACAGAGCCAGCTTCAAGCTGGACGCCGGT